CAGGTTGTCGCGGATCAGCTCGGCCAGCCGGACGTTCGGCGTGGCCAGCACGCAGGTGTCGATCAGCAGAGTCTCGAAGGCCTCCAGGTTCTCGGCATCCGGATCGGCAAGCGCTTCCTCCGCCGCGCGGAAGCGCTCGTAGAGCTCGTGCAGCCGGTCGCGGACCAGGCGCGGCGCGGCGTCGATCACCGTCGGTATCGGCGTCTATCCAGGCGGAGAGCCGCCCGAAGACGAGGGCAGCGCGAGCGACAGCTTCAACGGATATGAGGTCTTCACTGTCGAGCCGGACTGGTCCGGGTCGCCCGTTCTCGATTATCTGTGGCCCGTCGAGCAGGTTGATTTCGGGATAGGGCGGACAGCGCAGTTTCGGCCCATTGCGGCCCCGCAGACGCTCACCGAGGCGAATTTCGCAGGCCTGGCACCCGCAAGCGCAACCGCGATCGAGCAGTTCTTCCGGCGCCACAAGGGCCGCCGCAACGCCTTTTACCGACCGACCGGCGAAAAGGACATGACGCTCGCGGCAACGGCGGGATCGGGGACGAGCAACTTCCTTGCCAGCGGATCGGCGCTGTTCGACGATTTCGGCGGCACCGACTGGGACGCTTATCCAGCGGCGCTTGAAGTCGTGCTCACCGACGCCACGCGCCTGCGCCGCCTCGTCACCGGAATTACCGCCGATGGCGACAACAGCCGCGTCGCGGTCAGCGCGGCATGGCCGACCGACCTCACCGCGGCAAATGTCGCGCGCATATCGTGGATGCCGCTCGTGCGCTTCGCGAGTGACGAGATGACGACCCGTTGGCAGACGCCGGTCGCCGCGTCGATCCGGGCATCGTTTCAGGGGGTCCGGGAATGACCTATGGCAGCTATGAAGAAAGCCGCGAGGACGGCGGCCCGGTCCAGCTTTTCCTGTTCCGCTATGGGCAGGAAGCGGGCGAATTTTACGCCTATACCAGCGCGCTTGACCCGCTGACCGTCGATCATGGCGGCAGCGTCGGCGAAATCGCTTATACACCGATTCCGATCCAGCGCGACAATATCACCTCGAACGGCACGCTCGACAAGTCGGCGCTGCGGATCGACCTCGACGTCTCGACCGAACTCGCCGAACTGTTCCGCGTCTATCCTCCATCCAACGTCGTCACGCTGACAATCTATGAGGGCCATGCCGACGATCCCGACAGCGAGTTCGTAGTCGTATGGGCGGGGCGCATCGTCGCGGTTTCGCGCAGCGGCAGCAACGCCGAACTTTCAGGCGAGCCGGTCTCGACCCAGATGCGCCGCCCCGGCCTTCGCCGACACTATCAATATGGCTGTCCGCACGTCCTCTATGGCGCGCAATGCGGCGCATCGAAGGCCGCCGCGACGGTATCGTCCACGGTGGCATCGGTGAGCGGCTCGAACGTCACGCTCGCCGGCGGGTGGGAGGGTGCCTTTGCGCGCGACAAGTTCCTGCGCGGGATGCTCGAATGGACCCCGGCGGGCGGTTCGGTGCAGCGTCGCACGATCATTCGCATCGCCGATGACACGCTTACCCTGTCGGGTCTTCCGGTCGACCTGGAGGCATCGGATAGCGTCGATGTCGTGCTCGGCTGCAACCACAAGGCCTTTGCCCCCGACGGCGACTGCGAGACGCTCCACGACAATCTGCCGGGCTATGGCGGCCAGCCGTGGATACCGATCAAGAACGTCGTCAATTCCAACCCCTATTATTGAGGACCGCTTATGCCCTGGTGGCTTGTCATCGTCGCCGCTGTCGCATCGCTCGCGATCAGTTATCTGCTCCGCCCGAAGATCAAGGCGCCGAAGCCCGAGGCGGCGAAAGACCTTGAAGACCCGACCGCCGAGGCAGGGCGGCCGATTCCCGTCGTATTCGGGACGGTCACGGTGAAGGGCCTCAACCTCCTCTGGTATGGCGACAAGGGGCAATCGACCTACAAGGTCAAGGCCTGAACCTACAGCCCCCGGCGCGGCGCGGCGATAGTGCAGCCATGGACGTGCCCGCCGATCTCATCATCACCATCGACGACGTGAAAAAGGCGGGATTTTGCGCCTCGTTCAAGACGCGCCGCTGGTTCATCGATCATGGGTTCGACTATCAGGCGTTCATCCGCGAAGGCGTGCCCGCGGCCGAGTTTCTCGACAAGGGTGATGCGCTGGCGGTGAAGGTCGTCGAACGGACGATCAAGCGTCGGCTGATCGGGGCCGACATAGAGGGGCTTGTCGTCACGGTCGCCGACGCCGAGGCGGCGGGCAAGTGCGCCATTGGTTCGCGCAGCTTCGCCAAGCGAACAGGCCTCGATTTTGCCGACTATCTCGCCAATGGGATTCCTGCCGTTACCCTGATTGCAACCGGCGATCCCGACGCGCTGGAAGTGGTCCGTCACAAGATGGGTCTTAGCCGTGGGTAAGGGCGGCAAGCCAAAGGTCGAAGTGACCGAATACTCGATGTCCGAGCATTTCGGCATTTGTTCGGGTCCGGTCGATGCGATCACGCGCATCATCGTCAAGGAAAAGACGGCGTGGGAAGGGTCACAATCGACGCTTGGAACCACGGTAATCAACCTGCCCGAATTGTTCGGCGGGGTGAAGAAGGAGGGTGGGCTAAAGGGGCTGGTCACTTTTCTTCCCGGTGACGCAGACCAGTTGATGCCGATTGGACTCGCGCAGAAACTCGGGCGCAGCGGCCCCAACGACTGTCCGGCGTTCAGGGGAATTTCGTCGCTGTTCTTCTACGGCAACGGTCGTGGTGGAATTCACGACATTGACGATTTTCTCTTTGCCAAGCTGGGCAAGCATCAGGGGATCAACGGCTTCTACTGGACCGCGAACACCCCCTTTCTGCCCGGCGTGTGGGCGACGGTGCGGCGCGCGCCGGTCGGGCTTGATCCTGGCCTTGCTTTGATTCCAAGATCATCCAGCACCGCGCCATTGATCCAGACAGTCGATCTGAACGCGGTCACCAATGGCGGGCTGACAAGTGCGGTTGGCGTGACGATAAGCGGCTTTTCGCCAGATGATGTCATAGAACTAACCCAGCCTGCGGGCGGTCTTTACACGGCTTTTTGCTATGCAGGCGAACCTAATTTCACTGCAAATGCCAACTCCGGCTCAGCGAATGGGTTCAGTGTAGAACGAGACGGCGGCGCGTTGACCGAACTCAGTTTCGGCGACGTTTTTGATTTTGACACCATCAGCAATGCCGCGATGCACGATGGCTATGAGGCTGCCCGCGCTGCTTTTGGTAGCGCAACGATGACAGGAGCATCGAGTTACACATTCTATATCTATGATACGGAAAGCGCCAATAATGAAGGCGGGCTGTCGATCCGGGCCAAGGTTATCGGCGATGCCGATGCCAACCCCGCCCATATAATCTACGAATGCTTAACGAACATTGATTGGGGCATGGGGTCACCAGCGGCCGCCATCGATACGACAAGCTTCGAGGACGCGGCCGCTACCCTCTATGGCGAAGGTTTCGGCCTCTCAATGATCTGGACCCGGCAGGCGATCATTCAGGACTTCGTGCAGGAAGTGCTCGATCACATTCAGGCGGTCCTCTTCGTCGATCCCGCGACCGGCCTTTTGACGCTGAAACTCATCCGCGACGATTATGACGCCGAAAGCCTGCCCGTCATCGACCCCGACAATGCCGACCTGTCGAATTTCAACCGCAAGCTGTGGGGCGAGATCGTCAACGAGATCGTCGTGACGTGGACCAACCCGGAAAATGAGCAGGAAGAAACGATCACGGCGCAGGATCTGGCGTCGATCGCGACCCAGGGCGGCGTGGTGTCGGACAGCCGGAACTATTACGGCGTCCGCAATGCCGCGCTCGCGCAAGACCTTGCCTATCGCGACCTGCGCTCGGCGGGGCAGCCGCTCGCCTCGTGCGAGGCCGAACTGGACCGCACGCAATGGAACCTGCGCCCGGCGAGCGTCGTCAAGCTGACATGGCCCGAATATGGCCTGTCCGAAGTCGTGATGCGCGTGACCAGCATCGATTACGGGCGCCCCGGCGACATGACAATCAAGGTCAGTCTGGTCGAGGATGTCTATGGCCTCGACATCGGATCGTATGACAGCCCGCCATCGACCGAATGGGAAGACCCCAGCGCGCCGCCCGAGGCGATGGAGACGGTGCAGATATTCACCCTGCCGCTGTTCTTTGCCGCCGATACGACCGTTTCGGCCTTTGTGGACAGCCCGGAATATCCCGAAGTGCTCGCGGGAGTGCTCGCGACGACCGATCAGGAAGACGCCTTTTCCTATGAGCTTTGGGACGAGTTGGCGCTTCCCAATGGCGACCTTGAATGGGAGTCGCTCGGCACGAACAACATCATCGGCCGCGGTGAACTGGTCGCTGCGCTCGATGCCGAGGCCATGTCGGTCGGCGTGCTGTTCGAGAATGTCGTCGGCCTCACCACCCCAAGCGTCGGCGGTTTCCTGATTATCGGCACCGGCGATGAAGCAACCGATGAAATCGCGATGGTCGATGTCGATAATGGCGACGTCTATGGCCTCGATGTCGTCCGCGGCGTGCTTGATACCATCCCGCGCGCATGGCCCGCCGGAACACCGGTCTGGTTCGTTGATGGCAACACGCTGTTCGAGGACAGCGAAGTGCGCGCCGCGGGCGAGACGGTCGATTACAAGCTGCTCACCCGCACGTCGCAGGGCCTGCTGTCGCTGGACGACGCCTCGCTCGAAAGCGCGACGTTGAGCGAGCGGCCGTGGCTGCCGAACCGCCCCGCAAACGTCACCGCCTATGGCGAGGCATGGTCAAGCGAGACCGATGTCATCGACGCGCGCGACCGGGCCGATCCGTGGGTCACAGTGACGTGGGCGAACCGCAACCGGCTGACCGAGGACAGCCAGGTGCTCGGCTGGACCGACAGTGACGTGACGCCCGAAGATGGCCAGACGACGACGATCCTTGTCCTACCGCCCGACAGCGACACGCCGATCACGACGCACGACGGGCTGACCGGCACAAGCTTCGACGTCCCCGATGCGAGCTTCGGCTCTTACCCGGTCGCCCGGCTGCACATCCTTGCCGAGCGCAGCGATACCGACGGCGATTTTGTGAGCCTACAGTATTTCGAGCATTGGGTGCAGGTTGGCACGATCACGGCCGACACGACCATCATCACCGCCGACAATGACGGCTGGACAGCGGACGAGGGATAATGGCGAAACAGACGATCAACATCGGCAGCACGGCGAACGATGGCACGGGCGATCCGCTGCGCACCGCGTTCGACAAATGCAACGACAATTTCGACGAACTTTATGACATCCCCCCCGGCACCGGCACGCTCGACGATCTGTCCGACGTCGATGCGTATGAGCCGGCAGACGGCGATATTCTGGTCTATGATGCCTCGGGGGGCGCGTGGATGAATATGCCGAATGCGGGTGGTGGCGGGGGCAGTTTACCTTGGTGGTTCTCTCCCCCTCTCGCTTCTGATTTTACGATCAACCGATCTGGTGATGCTAACAACGTCGCATTCAATGCCGATAGCGCCAATACCGGCGCGAGCCTCACCGCCAACGACTCTGTCGCAACCGCACCCCGCGTCCGGATGAAGAATAAAGCACTGCCTGGCGGAGATTACATCCTCGACACGCATATAAGATACAATGCGGACTTCGGATCGAATGACATTTTAGGGATCACGCTGCATGAATCAGCGACCGGAAAGACGGCAATCTTCGGAATCTATTATAGCGGAAGTGTGATGCGGCTATGCGTGTTTCGGACGACGCTCACTGCCTTCACCGCAACGCCTCGCGACGTGGCGTCGGTTGGGCAAACCGACATTTTCCTGAGGGTTGTCCGAAATGGTGCGACCATGGAGTTTTGGCACTCGCGAGACGGTGAGCATTTTGTTCTGTTCACGACGGTGCCGGTGACAACGGCATTCACGACCGCGGCCGATGAGGTTGGCCTCGGCTGCTATCTAGGGGCAACAGGCGTTCATGATGTCCAACTCACGTGCGATCGATGGGTTCAAAACTGGTAGGCTAAAAACAACGCCGATCGAGGCGCGGGTGGCGCGAAAACCGGCAACTTCCACAATGGGGAGTCCATAAAATGACCGACTGGCACATGTTCACCGCGGCTGCGCTGGCGATCCTCGCGATGACGATCCTCGGCTTTTACGCATGGAAGGGCGCACGGCGATGACCCCGGAGCTTATCACCGCATTCGGGCAATTCGGATCGATGGGCCTCATGGTGCTCTACCTTGTGTGGAGAGAAAAAACCGGCGCCGAGAAACGCGGACAGGTCGAACTCGCGCGCGCCGCATCCGACATCGAGCTGGCGAAGGCGCTGACCGCATTGACGGTCACGATCCAGCATCTCGACCAGAGGATGAAATGAACGGGAACGGCCAACTCGCCGCCATCCGCGCGGTGCAGGCAGCGTCGATCAAGCTGACGCTCGCCTGTGCGCAGATCGTCGGCCCGGTCGATATGGCGCTCGGCATGGCCGAGGCGTCGGTGCTGGGCGATGCGATCCCGAAAGCCATGAAGCGGCAGGTCCGCAAGCTAGACAGGAGACGGAAATGACCATTGACGAAATGATCGACGGCATCCTCGATCGCGAGGGCGGCTATGTGAATCATCCGAGCGACCCCGGCGGCGCGACCAATTGGGGCATCACGCAGGCCGTGGCGCGAGCGAACGGCTATCAGGGCCATATGCGCGACCTGCCCAAAGCGACGGCGCGCGCGATTTACCGCCGCGAATATGTCGAGAAACCGGGCTTCCTTGGCGTGGCGGAGATCGACCCGATCGTTGCGGAAGAGTTGATCGACAGCGGCGTCAACGCGGGGCAGGCGCGCGCGAAACTGTGGTTCCAGCAGGCGCTCAACGTCCTCAACCGCCGGGGGCTGGACTATGCCGACATCAACGAGGACGGCGCGCTCGGTCCCCTCACGCTTGCCGCATTCCAGGCGCTGCGTCGGAAGCGGGGCGCAACCACTGCGCGGCGCCTGATGAAGGCTCTCAATGGCCTGCAATTCATGCACTATTACAGCCTCGCCAAAGGTGGCACGAAGTTCGAGGACTTCTTCCCCGGCTGGATCGACCATCGGATCGGGGCGCTGTCGTGAAATATCTCATCGACGAAGCGGGCAACTGGTGGCGTCTGTGGAGCGTGCGGCTGGCGGCCTTCGCAGGCGTCATTGCCGCCTATCTCGCCGCCAATCCCGCCCAGACCGAGGAACTGCTCGCGATCCTGCCCGACGGCCCGCTGCGCGTGCTGGCGTCGGCGGGCATAGGCTTGCTGGTTTTCGGTCTCGCGACCGGAACCCGCCTCGCCAAGCAACCGACCAAGGAGAATCCCGATGCGTAA